GCGCATCAATATAAGTATGCACTTGTCCTGCATCGGAAGTGATCCCTCCACGATGTGGGCGGCCCTTCCCGTCCCAGGCATGCATCGTGGGGAAACGGGGAGCGCCCTTGGCGGAAAGCTCTCCCCATTTCGTGGACTCAGACAGGTACGTCTGAATCGCGGAGGTGACAGCTGCAATCCCTGCCCACGTCTGACCCCGGTGCTTCGCAAGCTCTTCCAGTTCGTATACTGCTCCCAAGACTTCCTCTACCACTACAGGCGCTACCCCCGTCGGCAGCGTATCCTGCAAGGCGGCCACAGGAGATTCACCCAGATGTGCCAAGAAGAACTTATTCTCTTCCAATGAGTATTTCACCGGGTCAAAAATCTCCATGCTGCTCCTTAATAAGTGTAATTAGTGCGTATGGGCTTCAGGACAATATGCACTGCCCCTTCATACGCCGTCACGGTCCCCGTAAAGTTTAGCGAAATCTGTTCGCCCTTATCCACCTTCCGATTCGCCACCGTTGAAGTCAAGGTCGCCTGGACCGGCGTATCTGCAGTGCTGTCCAGGGCAAAGGTCGAACTGAGGGCGGTCGTCAGGCTTGCCGCTGCGGTGCCTGAAGCCGATACCCCTACATCCAGGGTACTGCTCCCAGCGCCTGCAATACTGTGCGTCTCCCGCACATCCATGATTTCGTAGTCTTGATCCGCCACAAAAATCTGACAATCAGCCGCTTCCCCCGCTGAAATAGTATAGGGAATATGAACAGGGGCTAACCGTGCAATCGCTTTAATACCCATAATACTCTCCTGGCGAAGTGTCGGAGAAGGAACCGGCTGGGACGTCGGCTCCTCCTCCCACCTACTCAGTTTACGATTCGGCTACGTCCTCAATCTTCGCACCAGCCGCTGGGTTATCACTCAGCAACTGTCCTTGCCAGTACCACGCGACCTCAAAGGTCGTGCTGGTAGTCTGACGGAAGAACGGGGTGCCATCAAAGATTTCAGACACGGGCCGTGGTGTTTCATTCTCCCCATGTCCCAGGAAGAAGTGCGCTTTATCCATCCCGACAATGGTGTTAGCCGCAAAGTAGGGATCCACATGCCAGGGTTGCCCGGAGAAACGGTAAATAGTCCCACCGTCACCGCCGTCTTTCCCTTTTTGCTGGGCCCCGCCATCACGTCCGACACCCACCTGCCCGCCAAACGCTTTCGGCGAACTCATGGCGAAGTAGGTATCCTCGCGCAGGAGTTCATGATAGCGCCGGACGATAGCCAGATTGGAGACATACGCATTCAGGGACGCCCCACCCTTCTCACGCACAGCATCTTCCAACTGCATCATGAGATCCTCAGTGAGGGCCCGATTGGTGCCGCTATTCGCCAACACCACTGATTGCCAGTATTCATTCCCCGCAGTTGAGCGGTTAATGTTGCCGAAGTTCCCATTCCCCGGATTGCCATCATCAATAATGCCCAACAAGCCGTTGGTATGGTAGATCGCCCCGGATTTCGTCGTGTTCTCGATACAGAAGAAGTCCCCTGCGGCAGTGCCACTAGGCGCGGATCCACTGATCGTGACTGTCCGGTTGACGGTATCCACCGCCGTGACGGTACGTGATGCCGCCAGGTCTGCATCATTATCGGATGCATCAATCAGGTCAACCACCATCCCAAGATCAACGCCCGGAAGCGCATTCACAGTAATCGTGGTCTGATTGTCTGCGGCAGGCATGACTCCCAGTTTTCCCAGCCCATCTGAGATGAGATCCCCGTTAATCAGCCGCAACACCCGTCGCCTGAAGCCCTGCTCCATCATCTTCAAGGCTGTCTGGAACGCAAACTTGGAATTGCGTGCATCCTGCAAGAGCTTCCACGACATATTGTAGAGTCCTGCAAATTCCTGCAGGGCAAATGTCGCTTCCGCTGTATCCGGGTTTAGATTAGACGGTAAGGTGCCGCCTTCAGCCAAGCCCGTCCACGCGCCAGGATTCTTGGTCAGAATGGGCATAATGAACTGCCCTCGACCACCCATAGGCTTCTTGATTTTCTGGAACAGATTCCAGGTCACGACTTCCTGATTGAGCAAATACAGGACCTGATCCACCCCATAGGTGTATTTCAGGGCCTCAATAACATCTGTGGTACTTGCCATAGCTATCTACTCCTATGACAGGCTAGGTCCTTACTCGGTTTGTCCTGGATTCAGCATTGGCCAGAGTTCATTGGCACGGTCCTGGGGTGTTTTATATCCCCCAGTTTTCCCATCCGTAATGGAGACCTCGCCCCCTTTGGCAGGAAAGGGTGACATGGCCTTGGCTTTGGTAGCCGCCTGTCGATCCATCTCCCGAAGGCCCTTTCGCATAGCTTCCAGGCGCGATTGCACCATCGAGCCATACTGGTCGTTGAGTCCTGCCCCCTCATGGGAATAATACACATCTTGCAGATACTCATTCGCCCAGGGTTCATCGGGAAGATTGTGGTCGGCACGCGCTTTGGAGAAGCGTTGATCTAAATCAGCCTGAGCAACCTTGGTACTTTGTGATCCAAACTGGTCCCGTAACGCTTTATGTTCTTGGTACATCTGCGCTAGGGCCTGATCACGTTGCTTCAACGCTTGATGCAAAGGATTAATCCCTTCACTAATCAACCGCTCAAACACCTGGGCTGCTGTCGGGCCATCCAGATAGGACATCTCTCGCAACTGATCGAGCAACTGCGCATTCTGCTGCTGTTTTCCCTGCGCTTGTTGCTGCTGCTGCTGCATCTGCTGCTGTTGCTGCATATACTGCTGCTGTTGCTGCCATTGCTGGCGTTGTCCCTCAAAAGCACGCCGCTCCTCTGCCAATGTCTGGGATTTTTTCGTGAACTCGGCCTGTACATCCTTCGGCCAGGCTCCCTCGTGGGACCCAGTGCTGTCTACACTGTCTGGAGAAACCTCTGGGGAGGCTTCTGTGGATTCTACTAGTTCGGTATCTTCAGCCATGCATCCTCCAGTGAGTGGGCATACGAGTGCTTAGCAGGTGTTCATCTGCCGATGAGTCTGACTAGGCGTATTCGTCTCCCCTGTTCAATAGACTTTGCTCTGGCAGCAGTATGAAAGCGAGTGGTCCTGCTTGTCAACTCCGTGGAGGGCCTTGAGGACCCTGTTGGGCAGCCATGGCTTGTGCCAGCGCCTCTGGGGCTTGGGGAGCCACTTGTTGGCTGGCCTTGACTTGCTCCAACGCCATGTCAATAGCTTCCGCAGCTGCTTTCGCCGCCGCTTGCTGAGCTGCCTGGGCCACAGCCCCCTGAATCTGCTGATTGTCTGCACCCGCCTGTCGTCGTTCGGACGCTTCCATGAGGAGTTCACGACATTTATTCCAGAAGGTCACAAAGCCTTCCTGAATCTCAGGACTGGCTCCCAGAAATTCCATCGTCGCCATTTCAGATTCTAGTTCATCCATGACCACCCGCAGATTCCAGAAGGGCATGGGAATTTGGGGCGGGAGGGGCTGACCCTGCCACATCCGCTCAATCAAATGCATCGTGAGCTTGCGATATTTGGCTTCTGCGTCTTCCCGTCCCGCATCTCCCATAGACAGGTCAGCCGCAATCTTTTCCTTATCTACCCGTCCCGTACGTTCGTCGATATAGAGCACACTCAGGGGGGATTGGAGGTGTTCCCTGATTCGGGCCTCCCGCAGCGCCCGCATCTCTGGCACCAGACTGCCACGCTCCACTGTAATGGAGTAATCCGTGCCCGCCCGCAGGATTTCTGAGGTCTGGAAGATAAAGACTTCATCCTTCATGGAATTGTCGGTGTAATGCAACGTGCGAAAGGGGGGATAAAACTCTTTCACCCGATTTACGCGCATTTCCTTGACTTTCCCCATGCGCTCTCCCAGATGGCGATACAGATTCCCCCACTGGGTATCGAGCAGTTCCTGCAACATAGGGACCGCCATGGGACCCCGCATCTGCCCAGGGAATTTTGACTCCTGGAACAAATCCACCCCACCGGCTACTTCCCGCAGCAGTTTCAGGGTTAAGTCGATAGATTGCATGAACCATGAGGGGAGATCAGGCGGATCTCGACGCTGCACCATCTTGGCCCCCTGCTCATTCAAGCCATTTTCGATCGGGGCCGGGTAATCTGCCGCAATGTCTTCCCGTTTGAGGGCAGGTCCCAGGAGTTCATTCGCATAGATCGACGCATTGGCCTGCTCGCCCAATTGTGAAAGCCGTTTATTGAGAAAGCGTTGAGGGGCGATGAGATCAGAAACGTAATCGTTGCTCCAGAATGAGGCCACGGTTGGACCCCAGTGGAAATCCACCAGGGGAATAAACCCATACGGATTATCCTCATCCAGCAAGATCTGCTCCCCTGGAATAAAGGCCGTGTACTGTCCGCGTGGATGCTTTTTGGATATCGGTTGGTAGCGTTCCACCACCACGGCCAGATCTGGATCATTGTCCGTGCGTGTGCCTTGAATCCTGGGAATCAGGTCCTGCAAGTGTACCGCCCCCGTCGGATCTCCAAATTGTTTGAGGTCCGTTGAGAGAATCCGTACCTCTCGCGCATCCTTGATATTCTGAATCGTGGTCTTGTCCAGATCGTAGTTGGCCTCGATCCATCCCAGGGTCCGAATCTTGGCGATGTAGACGGCTTGGTCTGGAGCCAGGTCATCAATTGAACGCACGGACGCATCCAGAAAAACCTGTAAGGGGCTCAGGACTTCACTCCCGACATCCCCAGTCAGGACCATTTCTTCCACGACTTCAAACTGTTCCTTGGGAGCGCCCTGTGCCAACGCCTGTTGCCGCAGACTTTCAGGTATCTGCTCTCCACTAGCCACATGGGTCCACAATAATTCCCCAGTGGCTTCATCGAACTGGGGCATGGGTTCCATAGTGGCATCCTTCACCCAGGGCACATACTCAAACGCCACACCCCCAACCGCTGCCCACCACAAAATTTCCCAGGTCCGGGAGGGCTGATCGAGTTTCTCATCCAGCGCCTTGATGAGCTTATCCACGACGGCTGCATTGGCAATCGAACTGGGATCCTGCTTATCAGCCCGTGCCCGAAAGACAGGAGCAATGCTACTTAACCGCCCCATGATCTTGCCCAGCATCTGGGCCGCAATATTGAAGACCAGGTGGAGTTTGTTGGGGTCTCGACGGCGCGTAAACAGCACCCGATTTTGGGCCCCGACCCAATGCTCCCCCGACACAAATGCGAGGTTGGTCAGAATCCGCAGTTCCACCGAGCCCACATTGCGGGCTTTCTGTGCCCGTAAGCGGTCATAGTCTGTGGTGTAATCCGCAAGTCGTTCCGCTTTATCGGCCATTTATTGCGCTCCCAAATGCGCATCAGGTAAATCAGCCAGACGCCCCTCTTCCGTGAACGTCACGGTCGCTTGTGCTGGCGGGGGTGTCATCTCCACCAAATCCATCCGGGTACGTAGCTGTGCGAGTTCCGCTTCCAGGTGGGCTAGCTTTAGGAGCCACGCTTCTTCGTTGACCTTGCGCGATGGACGCCCGAGCCATGTCAGCCACTTCTGTTGGATCCATACCACGATCTATCGCCTCATTGAACAGGGTATCAAATGTCTGTGATTCCGTCTGCCCTGATGTGTTGTCGGTGCGTGTCATCGCCAGTGAATGCATGACAAACCGCAGTTTACGCTCAACCGTCCGCAGCCGCTCCTCAAGTTCATGTCGATTCATTATTCACGTCCTAGATGGGAATCACTAGGGGCACGCGCTGCCCGCTTGCGGATTGGTGATCCCATCCATTGCACCGATCCCACGGGCGGAATAAAGACTGGCGGCTTGGGCTTACGCGGTCCACGCGGATGGCGGGAGAGCACATGCTCAATACAATCCAGGGCATGATCATTCGTCTTGAGGCGTTCATATTTCCCCGAGGCTGTGGTCTGGTCAGGCCAGACCGCACTCTCCAGTTCATAGGGCAGCACCTCCAACCAAGGGGCTAACCAAATTTGCTCATGCTGGAAGTATTGCCGGGCGGCTTCGGTGCGCACTTCCCGTCCCCGATGATTGGCCAGGAGGCGCACGCCATGATGCAGAAATTCCTGTTTGAACTGACTGTTGGCATCCACCCAGGCCATCGCACGGGCTTTCCAGAGTATCGCCATCCGGCAGAACGCCTGTGCCCATGTTACCAGTGATGTAGCGGGTTCCAATTCAGGGGTGCCTGCCACATAGCTATAGTTGGTGAGTTCATCTAACACATATGCCGTGCCTTCTGGTGTAACCCCCAATACTACCGCCGCACAATACGTGCCCGTATCAGCCCCGATCTCAACGCGCCAATCCGAGGGCAGCACAAAGTTATCGCGTGTAGGGGCTTTCTCAGGAATGCGCCAGAGCTTGGGATGCTCGCGGGGGGTAATCAAGCGGTCTCCCCGTTGGTAGTTATAGACGCGCCCCACAAATTCACCGAGCTTGCCCAGATATGCAATCGAGAACTTTTCACGGGTCAGGAGGTGCTTATCCCGGTCCATCGCTTGTTGATCAAAACTGTAGGGATTTACCATAGCTGGCACCCCACACTTACAGACCCACTGGGGAAAATCTCGATGGCCGTGCCCATTGTCATGAAAGATACCTACCCACGGTTTGTCTGGGGTGGTCGGAAACACCGCATAGCCTTCACGCACCCGGAGATTCTGGGCAATGGACGTGAAACACTCAATGCCTGGCAGTTGATAGGCTTCACAGTAGATATAGGCGTCGACCTCTTTCCCCTTGAGGGACTCGGAGCGTTCCCAGGAGCGGGCTTCGAAGCGAGCGCCGTTTTCAAGTTCCAGCCACAACCGTCCGTCCTTGGGACGATTCTGGAGGGACGTGGGTTTTTGATTGAGGCCTCGTTCTGAACACAAAGACTCCAGAATGTAATCAAACTCGGGGGCGCACATATCGTATTCATTGCCCACCAGATAGACCAGGGCATTGGGGACGGCTGCAAAGGAGGCTGCCCACAAGCCAGCCCCGGCGGACTTGCCGGATTTATACGCCCCAAGCTCAGCAACGACTTTCGCTCGTCCGGCAGGACGAGGCGCGAGGCACCGCGTTTCGACCGTACCCGGCGGGAGTCTGAGGGTGATACGGGGATCGGTCGTTTTGGGGGCGGCCACCTGTTCAGTCAGGGTGTAGCCGTCGGTCGTGACCCACCAATCGGCCTGATGCTCAAAGGGAATAAAGTCAATCTGCTCGCAGAGAAAGCGGCGAAATTCGGTGATGAGCCGATCGCGGAGCGGCGGAGGGACAGAGGTGTGTGCCATTAGGAGGCAGGCCCTGTAGCCTGCACGCCATAAGGATCAGTCGTCCAGTCCTCAATCGGGGGACACGGACAGGCAAAGACATGCTGCCGATGAATCCGACACCACCAGTCTTCACATTCGGGACAACGCACCCATTTAGCTGACGGCACCTTGGTGGTCATACTTAGCCAACATATCGTGATAAAAGCGTGCGAGGGGCGACTCCTGTCCTGCCATCCCCGCTAATTTCGTTTCCAGGGCTACACGGCAGGTATCCGCCTTGACTTTATCAGCTCCAACCGCTTCCACATAATTCACCGTCCAGAGGAAGTAGGCCATTTCGTTGTAGTGCTTCTTGATGGCAACTTCCAGGCGTTGCTCGTCGGTCATGCGATGCCAGGCTTCCCCGCCCGTGTAGCGTTGCAGGGCTTCCAACACATCTGGTTGGGTGGGCCACATCTCTGCCGCCTCAACCAGGAGGTCTTCTGGGGCCAAGGGATCTAAAAAATAGCGCACGGCATCACTGACTGGGGCTCCTGAGAGGAGCATCAGGGCAAATTGCTCAGCTTCAGTGGGGGTTAGCGGTCGCATGCGGGGGGTCCTCCCATGGTTTGCAGCTGTGGGGCCTGTGGTGGCGTCCGCTCGAGCTGGCGCACGGCATCGGGGGACGGAAAGGTCAGATGGACCTGGCAGCCACAGACTTCTGCGAAGCGGAGAAACCATTTCAAGGTGCTGGTGCCCCCACGTCCCCGCTTTTTGTAGAGATATTGGTTGATGGAGTTCGGTTCAATGCCCAATCGACGGGCAACTGACCGTGTACTGAGGCCAGCATGACGCTGCATGTCCCGCAGCAGGGTAGCAAACGCCGCCCCGTCCCGTGTAAGAGCATAAGAGACCCCTCGGTGGCGTTGACCTGCCTCAGTGCGCCGATGACTGACCGGACTGAGCGTTTGGAGGCCTTTTTCAGTGTCCATGCGGATAGTCTACCTCCTGATGTTCTGGTCAGTCAACCTATACCCTCCACACCCTCACTTTCGTGGGCGGGATCCCCAC